AAGAAAGTAGGCGTCCCACAGTCCGTGGGCAAAGAGTTCAAACAAGCGGACAAGGGCCGCAAATTTTCACAAGGTGGTGATATGGCTGAAAGTAAAAAATCCATGGAAATGCGTCATGCCAAAACATTAGGCAAGATTGCTAAAGAAGAGGCTAAAGAAGCCAAAGAATACAAAAAGGGCGGCTCAGTCGGTGCCTCTAAGATGGGCGCTGTGCGCACTGCTGCTCCTAGCCGTGATGGTATTGCTGAGCGCGGTCGTACTCGCGGTAAGACCATCGCCATGTGTGGCGGCGGCATGATGAAAAAGAAGTAATCATGGCCACCAAGTGGATCCAGAAAGCCATCCAAAAACCCGGTGCTCTTCGTGAGTCACTGGGTGCAAAGGCTGGCAAACCTATTCCCGCTAAAAAGCTCGCAGCTGCAGCAAAGAAACCCGGCAAAATGGGGCAACGCGCTCGTCTGGCAGAGACACTAAAAGGGTTAAAGAAATGATGGCCAGTCGTGGTATGGGGGCCATCTCCCCCAGTAAAATGCCTAGCGGGGTCAAAAAAGCCCGCCGCGATGACACCGACTTCACTCAGTACGCTGAAGGCGGTAAAGTTGGCTGCAAGTGCCACGAAATGGCTGCTGGCGGTCTGTACGCTAATATCCACGCAAAACGAGCTAGAGGCGAGAAGATGCGCAAGCCCGGACAAAAAGGCGCGCCAACGGCTCAAGCTTTCATTGACTCTGCGAAAACGGCTAAGAAATGACCACTACCGGCACCACACTCTTCAACATGGACTTCACGGAAATCGCCGAGGAAGCGTGGGAGCGTGCGGGCCGGGAGATGCGTTCAGGTTATGACTTGCGTACGGCTCGTCGTTCCATGAACTTGATGACTATTGAGTGGCAAAACAAGGGTATCAACATGTGGACCATGGAGGAAGGTGTCATCAACCTGACTCCCGGATTGAATACTTATGCGCTGCCATTGGATACTATTGATCTGCTTGAGCATGTCATTCGCACGGGGCAAAACACTGCGTCAACGCAAGCTGACCTGACCATAACACGCATCAGCGTATCTACCTATGCCACTATTCCAAACAAGCTTCAACAAGCTCGTCCAATTCAAGTCTGGATTCAGCGCCTTTCTGGGGAAACTAATCCGACGAGTGCGGTTTTGGACGGAGCCATCACTTCCACGGACACCACGATCACGCTTAACTCGGTGGTTGGGTTAGCCGGTTCCGGCTTTATCCGTCTGGATAGCGAAGATATTTACTACACATACATCACAGGCAATGTGCTTGGTGGTGTGTTCCGTGGGCAAAACAATACAACGGCTGCCTCGCATGCCGATGGCACTGCCGTGTATGTACCGCAGCTTCCAGCTGTGACTGTCTGGCCCACACCGGACAACTCAACACCCTATCAGTTCGTATACTGGAGACTGCGCCGAGTGCAAGATGCTGGCGCTGGTGTTGAAACAGCCGACATGAACTTCCGATTCCTGCCAGCTTTGACGGCGGGCTTGGCGTACCATATTGCAGTCAAAGTTCCGGAGTTGATGCCACGCATCCAGATGCTCAAACAGATTTATGACGAAACGTTTGAGATTGCCGCTGGTGAAGACCGTGAGAAGGCGGCTGTAAGGTTTGTACCCCGTCAGATGTTTATTGGCAACGGTGGAGGCTACTAATGCCTAATCGGTTTGCTTCCGGCAGAATAGCGATTGCCGAGTGCGACCGCTGTGGCCAGCAATTTAAACTAAAACAGCTTAAGACTGAGATCATTAAGCAGCGTAAGTATCAGTTGCTGGTTTGCCCTGAGTGCTGGGATCCTGACCACCCACAGTTGATGTTGGGAACATTCCCGGTTGAAGACCCACAGGCTTTGCGCAACCCCCGCAAAGACACAACGTATGTGACTTCTGGGCTTAACGTCAACGGATACACATCGGGCGGTTCACGCGATATTCAGTGGGGTTGGTATCCCGTTGGGGGGGCTAGTTTGAACGATGCAGGAATTACACCAAACTACTTGGTGGCAACGACATTTGTTGGTACAGTAACGGTAAGTTAAGGAGATTATTATGGCGTACACACGAGCAGCAGACGGCATTGCTAAAAAAGGCAAAACCGTTGGTAAAAATTATGGCGATAGCGGCCCCGCAGTTGGCATCCAAAAGGGTGGCAAGAAGACTGCTGGTGTGACTGGCGAAGCCATGCGTAAAGTAGGCCGCAACTTGGCCCGCGCTAACTACCAGAAGTGAGGTCATCATGGCTACATTTAGCAAAAAGGTTATGGGCAAAGAAGTTGGTGATGCCAAAGTCTATGCCAAGCCACACACAATGAGCGGCAAAGAAGTTAAGGCTTCTACCAATCCCGGAAAAGAACCAAACCGCAGCAAGCTTGATACGCTTGATGTAAGTATTGGTGCTGAAAGTAAATCTGCTGGTAATGAGCCAATCAAAACCAGCGGTATCAAAGTGCGCGGTACAGGTGCAGCTACTAAAGGCTTGATGGCTCGTGGCCCAATGGCTTGAGGTTTGATCCATGACAATGACATACGCCCAACTTGTTGCTGCGGTAGAGGACTACACGCAGAACACGTTTGACACGACTACGATCAATACAATGATCAAGCAGGCGGAGCAGCGCATCTATAACACGGTATCGCCTATCTGCGCAAGAACGTTGTTGGTGCCCTCACCAACGGCAACAAGTACCTGTCCGCCCCGGACGACTACCTGTCAACGTACTCGCTGGCCGTGATTGATGGGTCAGGGAACTACACCTACCTGCAAAACAAGGATGTCAACTTCATCCGCCAGGTGTATCCGTCGCCGTCCACTTCTGGTCTGCCGAAGTACTACGCCATCTTTGGTCCCACCACTACCGGTGGTGGCACCATTACCAACGAGCTGTCGTTCATTGTCGGCCCGACCCCCAACTCCAACTACAACGTGGAGCTGCACTATTACTACTACCCGACGTCCATCGTGGACTCGGGCACGTCGTGGCTGGGGGACAACTTTGACTCAGCCCTGCTCTACGGTTCGCTGGTGGAGGCGTACACCTACATGAAGGGTGAGCAGGACCTCCTGGGCTTCTACAACCAGAAGTACATCGAGGCGATGGCGCTCTTGAAGAACCTGGGCGATGGCAAGCAGCGTGGCGATGCTTACCGCGACGGTCAAGTTAAACTGCCGGTGAAGTGACATGATTACAGCCGGCCTGACCAACAGCTTTAAAGAGCAGCTTCTGCTGGGGCAGCACGACCTGGAAACGGACGTGCTGAAGATGGCTCTGTACACGGAAGACGCAGTGCTGGGCCCCGATACCACGGCCTACACCACCACGCAAGAGATATCTGGCACGGGGTACACCGCGGGCGGGGAGATCCTGGTCAACGTCACGGTCAGCCTGGGCAACGGGGTGGCCTATGCGTCTTTTGACAACCCCACGTGGCTGGCTACCAGCTTTACAACCCGTGGCGCGCTGATCTACAACGTGACCAAGTCCAACAAGTCGATTGCTGTCATAAATTTCGGTTCAAATCAGACCACGTTGAACCAGAATTTCCAGATCCAGCTTCCCACCAACAACCCAGAAACCGCGTTGATTCGCATTCTTTGAGGAGCATAGATGGCACTCGTAAACACCACCAAGGGCGTGATGGACGATGCACTGCTTGATAAAAAAGAGGGTGCGGTCGATAATGATATCGAGCACACGACCTGGGTCGAATATTGGCACGAGGGCGAGCTCGTCCACCGTTCAGTTCACGTTCGTCTAAAAACGTCTCCTCCGCTGTTTGCTGAAGCAGCATCGATTGTGTAAGGAAAGATCATGGCAAACACCCAAAGCATGTGCACCTCGTTCATGGGCGAGTTGTTGGTTGGCGGGCACCAGTTCGGTTCTACCACCCTGACCTCTCGCGGCAGTTTGACGACCCCCACAACCGATACCTTCAAGGCGGCGCTGTACCTGGCCACGGCCACGGTGGATGCGTCTACTTCGGTGTACTCGTCTACCAACGAAGTCACGGGCACCAACTACACCCCGGGCGGCGTGACCATCACCAACGCCACGGGCCCTGCGGCAAGCAACACGTCGGCTACGGCCGGTGTGGCGTACTGGACCCCTTCGGCAAGCATCACGTACACCAACGTCACGCTGTCCACGGCATTCGACGCGGTGTTGATCTACAACTCCACGCAGGGCAACAAGGCGGTTAGCGTGCACACGTTTGGCTCCCAAACGGTGACCGCTGGTACGTTTACCCTGACGATGCCTGCCAACACGACTTCGACCGCGCTGATCCGCCTGGCTACAACCTAACGGGGGGCGGGGATACCCGCTAAATAACCATGTATGGTTCCTCCCCGTTTGCAGCCGCCCCGTTTTCCGCTCTAGGGGACGGTGGCAACGTCACGGTCACGCTCACCGGCGTTTCTGCTTCCGGTGGCGTCGGCACGGTCGCTGAAACAAACAACCCGACCGAAAACGGCGTCATTGCATATGGCCAGGTCGGGTCTGTAACGCAGTCCATTTCCGTCGCGCTCACCGGCGTAGTGGCCGCGGGTGAGGTGGGCGATGTTGCCAAGAGCAACGTAGCTGCGCTTACTGGCGTGGTAGCTGCTGGTCAGCTAGGCACGGCCGTAGCGACGCCGTTGATCGGCCTGACTTCTGTTTCGGCAGAGGGATTTGTTGACGGCGTAGATCCGTTCCCCAATCCTGAAATCCAAGAAGTCCATGCCGATGGGTACTTAGGCACGGTCGGTGTATCCCGTACAGTCGCCCTAACTGGGGTAGCCGCTGCTGGGCAAGTCGGTACGGTTGAATACACGGTTCCGGTTGCTCTGACAGGGGTACAGGCAGCAGGTATCGCTGGCTCGGTCTCAATTACTTCTCGGATAGTCGCGCTCACGGGCGTGGCTGCTGCGGGCGAGGTTGGGGACGTCACTGAAACCAACAGCCCAGCAGAAGACGGGGTGGTTGCTCGCGGCCAGGTAGGCAATGTCGGCAATTCACGTACGGTTGCGCTTACGGGCGTCAACGCCACCGGCCTCGTCAGTCATCCCCAAATCGACAGGATCCTTGCTGTAACCGGGGACCAGGCCCAGGGGCTTGTGGGCTCAGTTGGAATGGGTCCGCGCACCGTCAGTCTTACGGGAGTTCGAGCAAGCGGGCTGG